CACATGTCTTACCAGCTTGGGTTCCAAGATAGAGCGTACAAACAAGATAAAGACGCGCTGTTTCTTGGGACTGCCGTTCATGGTTCGTTTTTTACTAAAACTTACTTCAGTGAGAAATCACGCAGATTTAGGGTAGACAATGTAAGACCTACAGACTTAGTGGTGAACTACAATGTAGGACCATGCCGTATTGAGGATTTAAGGCGCAAGACGCACATCATCTATACTACTGTTGGCGCTACTGAGGAAATGGCGAGGACCGGGTATCTTATTTCTGCTGCAAAAGCGGGAGAAGCAACGGCTGCTATCGACAATAGGTACAATCTAAAAGTAAACGATGTAAGTGGCCTTTCGCCAGTTAATGCTAGTGTAAAGCGCGACAGACCAGCGGTTCTTTTGGAGCAGCAACTATACCTAGACCTAGACGACACCGGATTTTTCAAGCCGTACTTGGTGACTCTAGACGCCGTAGACCATTCAGTTAAGCGGCTTACGATTAACTACGAGGCCGATAAATACGGCAATCCACTAAAGGATTTCGAGCAAGAACAGTTTTACACCCATTACAAATATCAGGAAAACCCAGACGGATTTTATGGGTTAGGTTTGGGGCATGCCATTGGCGACTTAAACAGCGCCATTAACATCATGCTTCGGCAGTCGATGGATGCAGCGACTCTTGCCAATGACGGTAACATGTCTGGGTTCATCAGTGAAAGACTCGGTTTAGAAGCTGACGAAATACGCATGGTTATTGGCAAATTTGTCAAGATACCAGATTCCGCTGGCGATATGAGCAATGGAATTATGATGGGCAAGTTCCCCGGCCCTAACATTGCCCTAATGGAAATCATGAAGCAGCTTGATGCGAGGGCGCAGCGGCTTGGTTCGACGACTGAAGCAACAACCGGCACTATCGAAAAGGTAATGCAGCCGACTGCGATTTTATCGCAAATCGAACAGGCTTTGGAGCAATTTTCTAGCGTCCAAATGCGCTTGGCTAACTCTTTCAGCGACGAATTGCAGAAGATTTACCGCGTTAACCAAAAGTATCTTCCTCTAGTTGAATCGTTTGTTGTCAATGGCACACCGGAGCAAATTACGCGGCAAGATTATGCCGATGATATGCTTATTGAGCCTATTTTTGACCCTAAATATTCGACTCAGGCTCAAAAAGTAGCGCGGGCGGAAGCAGAATTACGCGCCACACTGGAAAACCCAGTCAATCAAGGTAGACCAGAGGTTATCGACGCGGCTTTCAGACGTTACCTAAAGGCTCTGGACGTTGAGGACATTGACGAACTTATACCGCCTACGCCAGCGCCCCAAAACATCGACGACCAGCGCATAGAAAACATGTGGTTTCTCATGCCGAAAGAGGCAAGGCCGCTGTTCGATGTTTTCCCGACGCAGAATCATCAGATGCATTTAATGCAGATGCAGGAACTATTTGCATTTGTGGCGCAAATGGGAATACAATTAACACCAGACCAGCAAGAAGATTTGCTAAAGCATCAACAGAAACACATGGGTTACTTCTATGGCCAACAACAGGGAATTGTCCCGCCACCTGCGCCCGGAGCCGTCCCAGATTCGCCATATGGCGGGCAGCCCGGAGATGCGATGGGTAATGGAGCAACTACAGGCGCAATTCCGACCCCTCAAGCTGAACTGCTTGGCAAAATCGTGGGAAGCGCAAATATTACAAACGGGGCAGCAGCAAGTGATGGCGGCCCTGAACAAACTATTGGGTAATGATGACCTTTAGATTTGAACGTGTGCCGTATGGCAATACTCAGGCGCGACCATTCCTAGAAAATGCCGTAAGAAGGACACCTTCTCCAGATAAGACTTTGGATGAAACGCTGGCAGGCGGCGACGTGTATTTAGTATCTGGCGACGAGCCTGTAGGCGCAACGTATATCGAATATACGGATATTGGATACGGCCAAATGATGAATATAGTCTTACTTGGCGGTGAAAAAATACATGAATGGCGGGCTGATTATGCCAAGTTCATTAGGGAGCTAATGGGCCAGAAAAACGTAAGATACCTCATGGTAGTCGGGCGCAGCGGTTGGGATTCTATTTTCAGAGAACTCAAGCCCATTGGTACTGTGTACCTAGCTGACGCCTTAGCCTAATTTGCTCGATAGCAAAAAATCGCTATACTTGAGTAATGGGAAAAAAGCTAAAAAGCGTATTGCCGATAGCCGCAGCCGTTGTTGGCAATGCGATTGCCCCCGGTATTGGTGGAGCAATCGGCGGAGCCGTTGGCACAAAAGCTAGTGGCGGAAGTCTGGGCCAATCGCTGCTTGCCGGGGTTGGAAACTACGCTGGCAATGCTATTGGTGGCGAGTTTGGAAGCCAAGCCACCATTGGGAGCAAACTTGGAAGTGGCACTATCGGTAATTTTATTGGTAACGCTCTGCCAAGCAGCATGTTAGATGCCACTATAGGCTCGACAGTCGGAAGTGCTATCGGCCAAAATTTAGGCCAAGGTCTAGGTGCACCAAAGCCAAAAGTAGGCGGCTCTGGCTTAGGCTCAGAAGCCTCATTCTCCCCTAAAGAGCAAAAACTTTCTTTGCCCGGCTCCCTGTCTTCGTTTGGCGGGTTAGATGAACAGCAGCAATCCAGTAACATTGCTACGCAGGGTGTTTACGGCGGCGGGGCCGGAAAAGAAGAAGAAAAATACTTCCTCGGACTTTTGAACAATCAGCTTATTGAGCCAACAAAGAAACTAAACGACCTAAGCACACTCAGCCCTATCCAAAATTCGTATTTAGCGCAAATGGGGCTAGGTGGTTACACGAACCCCAAAGATTTACTCAAGGCAATCAGCAAAAGAAGTTACGCATAAGTTTAACTAAGTTAGAAGGAGTTTTATGACTAAGTACGTTCCGAAGTTCGGAAGGGTTTTGATTGAGCGAGAAATTGAGAAGCAAACTAAAGGTGGAATTATCATTCCAGAGAATCAGGCAAAACGACATTCAAAATGTATTGGCAAAATTGTTGCTCTTGGAGAAACCGCTGGCTGGGCTGAAGTTCCCGGAGACGGTTACAAACAAACACTAAAGGTTGGCGATAAAGTCGTTATAGGCAAGCACTCTGGCGCTTGGCTTGATGGCACTTATGTCGAACCCGGCGCGAACAATGAGGATGGCACTTTGTTCATCTGTCAGGACGCAGATATTCTAGCAGTAATCAACGAGGAGAAAGTAGCATGAGCGAACAAATTGAAGAAACTTCCGCTTCTGAGGAAACTACAGCCGTAGAATCTACAGAGCAAAGTCAGCAAGAAACTCAATCAGCGCCAACGCAGGAAAAAGCAACTCCCGCTGGGCAAGTTGATTTAAGCGGCTTGCCCCCTGAATTAGCGGAGCCGATTCAGAAAAGATTAGACTGGCTTTACTATCAGGCGAAAGAAGGCAAAAGAGTATCGAAAGAAGTTCAGGAACTTCGTGACATTGCCCGCCAGCAATCGGAAGTGATTGAGCAATTAAACGGCGGCATGGGCGCAGTTGTTGGTCATTTGCAGCAAGAAAGATTTGCGACAACTGAACAACAGCTAATGACTCAGCGGCAAGCTGCATGGGAATCTGGCGACACAAAAGCTATCAATGAAATCGACGGCAAGCTGATGGATTTGAAAGTTGAGAAGCGCCTAGCTGCTCAGCAGAAACCGCAGCCTAAAAAAACAGAGACGCAAAAAGAAGCATACGCGGGAGAAAAATTATCGGGGCAGCAACTTGCTAACGATGCTTTTTCTGATGGAGAAATAACGCCGGAAGAACACATGTATTCTCAAGCATGGCTTGAGGAACGCGATGAATCTGGAAATCTTTTGCGTCCGTGGGCTACCGGAAAAGATGCAAAATCTCAGTACGCTCTTTTGGAAGCAGCGGCAGTATTAAACCCTGATGGGCCGTATTCTTCATGGCCGATGCAGAAAAAATTAGAGGAGATAGATAGGCGTATGGGATTGCAAAAAAATACCGGCTCTCAGGCTGTGCTGGGCGCTAATTTGACAAGTCGGAATAAATCGGCAAAGATAACATTAAGTCCAAAAGCGCAAGAATTAGCGATTAGGACTAAATTTGCTGGCCCCGGCAAGACTAATGATGAGCATATAGCGGCTTGGAGAAAGCAGCTAGAAACAGTTAAGAAGGGAGCCAGATAATGAGCGAAGATGTTAAGCGTGGTCCGGGTAGACCAAAATCAACGGAGACAGCCCTTAAAAAAGGAACTCCATCTTGGAAACCGGCCAGTGTCACCGAGGTAACGAATAAAGAAGATGGTTATCGTTACAGGTGGTCAAACAAGTTACCCGATAATTTAGCAAAAAAAGCTGCCGAGGGCTGGGAGAATGTCTCAGCAAAAGTCTCCGAGAATCGAATAGAGCATGGACAGCCGTTGACTTCAATAACTGAGAAGCACGATGTCATACTCCAAAGGATTCCAGAGGAATTGGCAGGGGGACGGGACGCATACCACGATGAGAAGAATAAGAGGCGCATGGCCGGTTTAACTTCTCATCTGAAAAAGGAAATGCGTGAAAAAGGCGGAAACGCTGCCGTACATGGAGATATTACTATTAGTTCCAGACGCGGAACAGAGACTTTTGAATAAAAACGGAGGAAATTAAATGGCCGCTTTACAAGGATTCATCCCCAGCAGACAGCCTGTAGCTGATTGGGTACGTCGGTATAACGCGCAAGCGAATAGCGACGGCGCTAACCAAACGATTGCCAAGGGCGATGCTGTAGCATTTGTCAACGGCGTTATTGTCCCGGCGTCGGCTGGTATGGACCCGGCGCACCCCGGTTATGGTGTTGTTCTTGCAGTTTACACTACTGCTGGACGCCCCCTGACGTTCCAAAACACAAAAATCCTTGTTTCCGGTCAACCGGGCCAAGTAGATGTGTGCTTCGACCCGAACCAAACGTATTATGTACGTTGCGACGCATCGGCTGGTCTTACTGACACTATCGGTGAGAACGTCATGTTGGTAGTTTCTGCTGCCAACTCGCTTACCGGCATTTCGGGTCATTCAGTAACTACGCAAACCTCTGCCTCTATTAACAACCTGTTCAAAGTTATTAACTACGGTCCGTTTGACCAGCTTTCGGGTATTAATGCTGGCGCTGGCGCAAACCAAGGCGTTGAAGTTAAGTGGAATCGCCACTTACTCAAAGCTGCAACTGCTTAATAAGGAGAGTCAAAAATGGTAATTGCAACTGGTGCATTTTCAGAAGATTTATGGCCCGGTATTTTGGCTTGGTTTGGCGACGCCTATAAAGATTGGGAAGCTATTTGGCCCAAGCTGGTCGATACGCATGACTCAAACAAACAGTTTGAGAAATTCCAAGGCGTGACCAACTACGGTCTTGCCGGGGTTAAGGACCAAGGCGCTTCCATTCCTTACCGCGATAAGTTCCAAGGTTTCCCGCGTGAAATCATCAACGTAACGTATGGCATCGGTTCTACGATTACCTACGAGATGATGCGCTATGACCAATACAACCTATTTAAGTCGATTCCTCAAGAATTGGCGAAATCGGTTCGTAAAACTGAGGAAACGATTGTGGCGAACCTGCTTAACAACGGGTTCTCAACCGCCACCGCACCGACACTTACGGCTGACGGCCTCTCGTTGTTCAACGCATCTCACCGTCTCGTTGCTGATAGCGCCACCCAGCGCAACACTCCGGCAACGGCATCCGACCTCTCGCAAACATCGCTTGAGCAGATGTATATTGACGTTGGTAACTTTGTTGACGACCAAAACTTGCCGATTGTTGTCAATCCGAAGAAGCTGATTGTGCCGATTGAGTCGATGAACTTGGCGCGTAAGATTCTTCAGACGGAATATGAGGTTGGCACTGGTAACAACACCATCAACCCCGTTTCTTCTTCGCGTATGCCGCTTGAGCTTATTGTTTCTCCGTGGCTTACCGATACGGACGCTTGGTTTGTTAAAACCGACGAGAAAGACGGCCTTGTATTCACGAACGTCGATGAAGTTATGCTTGACCGCGATAACGAATTTGACACCAAGAACCTCAAGTTCTCGGCAGTTCGCTTGTTTGGTACTGGCGCAGTTAATTATCTGGGTTACTACGGCTCTCCGGGGGCATAAAAATGACCGCATTTCAGGATAATATCTATAGCGGAACAACGGCGGTAACGTCTGGTCTATCCAGCTTTTCCTCCGTGGTTCTTAACCGCACGTTTCGGTTTACCGGTGGTGGAGCGCAGACGCAGACGTTTGTTCTGCCGCAAGGCGTCCAAAACCTGAACGCTACCTGCTATATTATTCAGGATGGTTCGGCGGCCACCAGTGACTCAATCACTGTGTCGGCTGGCGGTACTACTCTGATTACGTTTAGCTCGATGGGGTCTGCTGCTGGGCTTGTGGAAACAACTCTTGCTGCGCTCGGTACAAAAACGGTTGTTGCAAGTGCATGTTCAAACTTGTCAACGACTGCCGAGGTGTCTGCGGCGCTTACGCTTGCCTCAACGGATACGGCTACTGATTATCAGGTAAACCTTACGTTCACTAGGGTACGCCAATCGCAAGTAGAGTAGGAGATTAACCAGTGCGGCCTAAGTCATACACAGTCGTCGGCTCCGCAGGTGGTCCTACTTATAGCCCCGCTGTAGTAGTCGATAACCTTAGCGACCCTTGCAACATCGGTATTGCAGTTGTTGTGAGTGGGCCTCTTGCTGTTGCCGACATACAGCATACGTTCGCTGATTACGGCAGCATTAACCTTAATATTGTTTCCGCTGCTGCGTGGATTAACAATGCAACGCTGGTATCAGCAACGGCGCAAAATAACATTAACGGCGCTACCGATACCAACTATGCTTTCCCGCCTACGGCTATTAGAATGAGGGTTAGGGCGCTGGCATCGGCTGGTGCTGGTGAACGCGCAACAATGACAATCGTACAAGCAGGACCGTCAACGACATGAGTCTAACAAGAGAAGCATCAAAATCAGTAGATACATACCAGATTCTCTTAGAGATTTCTGGGTATCTGGCTGACTTAGTAAATGACCCGAAGTCCTTGAAAAAGGCTATTGAGGAAAGCCGTGGTTTGTCGGCTGAAGAAGAAGCCAAGGCGGAAAAGGCGCGGTCAGACATTGAGGCAAATAGGTCTGTGCTGGCTGAAATTCGTGCAGAAAATGAGTCTAACACAAAGATTCTCGCTGATATTGCTTCCCAGCGGGAGTCACTTAAAAACGCCAATGCTGACCTAGATGCTAAGTCGGCAGAATTGAACAAGCGTTCTCGCGCAGTTAGCGACAGAGAAAATGCTGTTGCGGCGCTTGAAAGTTCGTTGGCTACAAAAGAAAGCGGTCTAAACGCTCTCAAGGTATCTCTGAGTAACAAGGAATCTGAGTTGAACCAGCGTCAACGTGAACTTGACACCAAAGATGAAGATTTGAAGGCTCGCGCTAATAAGCTGCGTGATATAGCCGCAGGGGGCTAGAATGTCCCTTTCAGGAACCAGAGGCGGGATTACTGAGTTAGAGGTCGGTGAATTAAACGACCTTACTGACGTTACCATAACCACGCCCACTTCCGGTCAGGCTCTTGTATTTGATGCCGTCACTGGACAGTGGGTAAACGGGGCTGGTGGCGGTGGTGGCTCTGGCACGGTTACGAGCGTTTCTGCTGGTGCAGGGCTTACTGCTGGCCCGAATCCCATTACCGGCGCAGGTAGCATTGAGATAGCCCCTACCGGGGTGTCTGCTGGGCACTACACACTGGCCTCTATTGTTGTTAACTCGTTAGGGCAGATTACATCGGCAGCGAACGGCGCGGCTGGTGCAGGGACGGTTACTTCAGTAAGCGCTGGCGCGGGGTTAACCGCGTCTACAAACCCGATAACGACTACTGGCGCTATCCAAATTGCAGACACGACTGTTTCCGCCGGTGATTACACGCTTGCCAATATCACTGTAAACTCACGCGGGCAAATAACCGCAGCCTCTAATGGAACTGCTGGTGCAGGTACAGTAACTTCGGTAAGCGTAGTATCAGCCAATGGCTTCTCTGGCTCAGTGGCAAATGCCACAAGCACCCCAGCTATTACAATAGATGTTTCAGGACTTAGCACATCCAAAATTGCCGGTGGCGCTTTCGGCAGAAGTTTTTTCGCTGTGGCCACTACTGCCGCAGCACAGTCGTTGCTGAACCAAACCAGCGGAACTGTAACAAGTGTAGCGGTTTCTGGCGGTAGCGGGATTACTGTAGCTGGTTCGCCGGTAACTGGCTCTGGCACTATTTCCCTAGATTTAGGGAATATAACGCCGACCAGCATCTTAACAGGCAATATAAGCGCATCGACGGCTTCATTTTCTGGGATTGTTTCTGCTAATGCTGGACTAGCGACAACTACTGGTTCGTTTAGCGGGCTTCTCACTGGCTCTACGGCTACGTTTAGCGGAATCGTAAGCGCTAATGCGGGCTTGCGGGCAACAACTGTATCCGCATCCGGTGTAATCGGTGGTTCCAATTTAAGCGGCACAAACACTGGCGACCAAACAATTACGTTAAGTGGCGATGTTAGTGGTAGCGGAACTAGCGGTATAACAACGGTTGTAACTCGGATTCAGGGGACTCAAATAAGCGCCGGGACCATTGGTGTTGGAGAAGTCTTAACGTATGTTGCTGACAACAAATGGTCGCCAAGGGCGGCGTCCGGCACAGGTACGGTTACATCTGCTGGCTTTACTGGCGCTCAAGGCGTAGCAATCGCAGGTTCTCCGATAACAACAGAAGGCGTGGTGACAATAGGATTAAGCGCCATAAGTCCTACCTCCGTTACTACCGGGATTGTAAGCGCCACTACTCTAAATGTAACGGGTGACGTTCAGGCCGCTACTGGGCGCGTCACCGCGTCTGCTGCGACAATTACAGGACTATTGACAGGGGCCACTGCTACCTTTTCTGGGGTCGTATCCGCTAACGCGGGTTTGGCTGCGACAACTGGTTCGTTCAGTGGGTTACTGTCTGGTAATACAGCCTCGTTTTCCGGCGTAATAAAAAATATGCAGCGCGGGACTATTACCGTGGCCTCAACGGCATCGAATAGCGCCACTATATCATCCGTTAACACAAGCAAGACGCTGGCTAACTATCTAGGCTTTAATATTAATGGCGGCTCAGGTAGCGGTACTGAGGGGCCGCCAACGTGGCCGAATCTATCGCTCGCTGGCGCGACATCACTAATAGCCACCGTCGGCTCTGCTAACCCGACAACAAAAGTCATATCATACGAGGCTATTGAATTTAATTAGGAGGTTTTATGCCGTGGTTTATTCAAGCTAACGAGGATGGTAGGAATTTATGCACTATTTTGACCGAACGCGCTCCTGTTCACCCGCGTCAAATAGGGCCGTATTCTGACCTTCCGGATATTAAAAGAAAGCGGCTTGATTTAACCACTAGGGAATTGGTTAACGACGATGAATATTGGGATGGGGTTGAGGAAATACAAAGACGTGGGACGGAATTGAGAAAACTTGCGCTAATGCAGTTGGATTCAATGCACCAAAAGGGGGGCTTTCAGTTGATGGACTCCGAATGGACGAAAATGACTTACGACGAAAAGTTAGATTATTACCTCAATTTTACGAAAACTGATTTAACTGCTACAATGGACGAATAACGGAGGACGCTTATGACTTACAGACCAAATAAAGAGCAACGCTGCCCCAAGGGTAACAAGCCAACACCGCAACGCCAGTATAGGAAACAGGGGCGGTAATGGCTCGCAGAAACGGCAAAAAGGGCGCGTACCTGATGACCGATGATTATAGCGGCGTAACGCGCTATGATTATGAACTTAAAAGGGATTACTGGGGTCAATTTACCAAATACCCGCTAGAGAGAAACCTTCAGGAGATTGCAACGCCACTTAACGACCCTGAGCCAGTTTCTAACTATCGTGGGCCGCAGTACGAATATTCAAATTCGTGCGACTTGGCATTAGCCCCGCAGTTTGTCGGAAACACTAATGTCCCAACTAGCACAGCTAACATGGCCATGCAGGTTTTGGGCTTGCAAGATGGCATACCTAACATGACCGTGGGATGTAGTTTTGAGGTAGCATGACAACGCAAGATAAACAAACGCTCATTACGTTTTTTCAGACCGGCGATATTCCGACTGGAACTAACTACGCCAACTTGATTGAGTCGCAGGTCAACGTTGCTGAGACTTCGGCGCAGACTATGCTTGGGTCGTTAATCACTACTGAGCTGGTTACGCCAAGGGTTAGTGCGTCGAATATTAATGTAACCGGCGTTATGAGTGCTTCCACATTAAGCGTAGCGACAGCAAATATAACAACAGTGGTAGTTAGCAGTGTATCCGTTACCGGCTCCGTATCTGCTGCCGCTGGTGGGTTTGTTCAATTAAGCACAAACCAGTTACAGGTTGTGGGGGGTGGGGTGCTTGGGATGGGCGGCGGTGATATACAATCAGCCGACTCCATAGAGTGTTCTGCTTTTGCGCAAAGTTCAGGTACGGTTTCTGCGGCAGGAACCACACAGGGCGCGGCAGCGCCGCTACTGTATTCAGTAAATATCTGCGACGGCGTAGTAGACGGCAGTGCCACTGGTTTCAGATTAACTGGGAATAATCTGGGCCGTTCGATGTTTTTATATAATGATTCTGTATCGGCAAATTTGTGGCCACCAACTGGAGGCACAATTAACGCACTCTCAGTAAATGCGAACTTTCCACTAGCTGCCAGCACTCTTTATACAATAATTCCTATATCCACATCTGCCTACGCGGTAAAATAAATGGGAATCGGTGACATCAGATTTACTGTTCTTGAGGTAGTCCAAGAAGTTTTCCGCAAACTTGGGCTTAACCAGCCATCGACTTTGACAGCAAACAAGCTGAGCATTGAGATGGTCGATTTGATAAACGATGTTTGCGATGACTTATCCGACTTCGGCAACTGGCAAGAAGTCATGGTAAGCAGCAACGTCACGGCTGTTTCTGGGCAATCTGACTATTCTATCACAACCAGCGCGAACGTCAAAAACATAGCGGATATTTACTTCACGCAGCGCACAGGGCCGTTACGCTTTATCACTGTGCAGGATATGCGGATTATGACGCGAGTGACCGCCACAGGAACCCCGTCACAGTTTACAATCTTTGGCACTGACAACGGCGGCAACCCGAATATCAGGGTAAGGCCGACTCCGAACTCGCAAGCTGCTGGCGGCCTGTTCTCTATATTGTGGTATCAGAGGCCGCCCAATTACACGACTACCGACGTAAGCGCGGTTATTCCATTCCCCGGACAAGTTGTGGTGGCTGGCACTTTGGCAAAAGCAATTCTTAATGAATCTGGCGGCGCTCCCACAGACCAGTATACTAGGTTGCAGCAGGAATATGAAATCGCCAAAAAAGAGGCGCTCAATCGTTTTAACGGTGATACTGGTTGGGATGTTTCGTTTACGCCATCTCTATCTGGTCGGAGGCGGCGTTGATTAGTGTCAATTATCGTCTCCCATCCCAAGGCTTAGGTACTGACTTCTCGCAATACGAGAGGCCGCTAAGTTTCGCTGAAACCTACACCAATCGCTATCGCAACATTACTGGTGGTGCTGAGCG